TAGGTGTTGGTATATTTCCACAAAGGTTTGGTTTATCTTGGTAGCAGCATCGCGCGGAACGTCACCTGTGCCGTCGTTTGCTGTAGTACCAGTGCTAATGTTTTGTCTAGTCATTGCTTACTTTCGAATATAGTTTGTTTCTATTTATACTCATTTTAGTTGGAATCCTGATATTGATAGACATTTTGGTCAGAATCCCAATAATCGAATGAACTTTGGTCCATGGTTTCCAGTGTGTTGGAGAAGTCGGTTGACCTGTTGGTCGCGGATGAATCTTCGTGAAATGTATGACCTTGCGCAGTCAATAGGTCAAGTATGTTGTCATATTGGTGGTCGACGCCGGATATTGGGGCATCGGCAACAGGTAGGATAACCTTGTTGATAACAATACGTTCTGCCCAAGCGTCGGAATCGGATGTATCAGGAACAATAGCAGTTACCGATGAAAGAGTGGTCGGTGTCATAGTAGCAAACGAACTGAGAACTTGTAAGTTGGCATCCGAATCGAGGTCAACACATTCCCCAGTAGGATACATTGTTGCTACGCTCGTAATGAGAACATCACCCGCAAGATAGAATCCTGTTGGGTGAATATATTTCTTAAATGTTTGACGCCAAGTTTTAATCGGCGTGGATGATTTGAGTAGAATGGAAAAGATTTGATATCTTTCATCATCCTGTATATATTTCTGATATTCAGGCCCCAGTTTGGATTCATTTAGTATGAAAATGTCCCTTTTGGGATAATGTATTTCCACATCTTCACCAAAGAAGGCGTTGAATAATCCTTCAGTTGAAATCTCACGGCCCTTGGCGCGATAGAAATGGGCAATCAACTTTGCGAGGTGTCGTGGGTCGATGGAGTTATCAAAATCTGTTCTCTTTACATTATAACCAATCTCATGAAGAACCTCATCCAAATCTTGGAGTGTGTTAGATTCTACATCACGCAGTTGATACAAGGTTTGTATGACATAAGAGAACGCAGCACGACTATTCTCTTGATTCTCCATGTAATCGTAATAGTATTCAAGAAATAAGACTAGGTTTGGATAGGCGGATTTAAAGTATTCCGGTATCGTGGTCTCAACCGAATCATACTTCACATTCAGGGGTAATCTGTTTAGATAGTCGTGTCTGTTGGTCATAAGGTAACCTGAATCTCTTCATAATCGGTGGTCACGGAAGAATAACTGAGGTCAGTGTCATATTCAATAATATAGTTACGCAATGGGCGAATGGTGCTTCGGTTAGCAGGTCTTGCGGATACCTTGATATAATCTCGGGAGAGATACAATGCCACGGGTATGAATCCTGTGATATCTATTGTGCCGGTGGATGGGTCATAACATCCCAGATTATCCACAACAATATTGCCATCAGCATTCACGATTTCTAATATGTATGAATCCAAACGGTTTCGGAAATAACAGGTTGAATCGGTACCAATGGTGAATGTCGAGGATGTTATGATATGTTCCTCATCATCCTTTTCAGCAAGGGCAACAGGATATGAAATATTGTATGCCCCAGATTGGGATAATACCGGTTCAAATCGTTTCTGGATGTTCACATCCATCTTGGAATTCAAGATACCTTCGTCCAAATCATCAATATTCGCGAGCAATTGTGACCTACGGAAAACAGAAGTGAACAACGAAAGGTTAGCGTCAACATAATCTGCGATGGCTGTTTGGACCAAGTTCTTGGATGCGAAGACTGTAATACCCGAAATGTTCGGATTGAAGTTGTAAGTGGTAACAATCTCCAAGTATATTTCTTCCGGGTCCACAAACTCTGTGTCAATGGACATAATGGATAATGGGTCGGTGATGTTTTGTTTTATCAGGGCCTCGGTTGAGGTCTTTGTTGCTTCCGCAGTTCCAGTTGGATATTTCAATGAAACAAACACCTTGCCGTAGGTCTTGGGAACATGGTCTTCCCCACCCCACGCAGTAACATCATCTAACGCAGCAGAATATTTGTTCAGGATTGTGGCACGATAATCTTCCGCTGTCACAAGTCTGTTTTGGGTCGCAAAGGCTGCCGGAGCATTCTTGCGGATAGATTTGATGGTTTCCTTATCTCCTCCTGAAGCAGAGTTGGATACTGTGGATACGGTCATTGTATATGAACCAGAACCAATGGTCACGCCTGAGGCGCCCGTGAATGTGGTTGCGCCATTGGCATCGGCACCAACAGTATTCAGATAGTTCACAACAATCTTGTTACCGGCGGTAGGATTCTGACCAGTCAATACACCGTCCCCAAAGGACAGTTCATAATAACCATTTGGTGCTTCACGTAATAGATAATATGTGGAAGTGGAGGTGAGAGCAACAGCGGTGTTTAGGTTAGTGTATGTGTCGTAAGAGGATGAACTACGAGAATCGTAAACCTTGACGGTCACGGTTGATGTGTCCATATTGGAATCTGGTATGATATAAAGGTTTTCGTCAGCCGAGGAACCAGCATAGAAAGTTTTTGTTTTTTGGGTACCTTGATACACAGGTATTGAAAGGGAATCATCACTTGTCTTGAAGTAATAATTGCCCGAACCATCATCCGAGGCAGTTACATCTTCGCGAGTTTCAAATACATAAGAACTGCCATCCGCTGAGGCTGTGAACTTGGTTCCCAAGGGAAGGGTTACCGAAGATTGTCTATTTGGTGATGAAACACCTAGTATAGTGATATTGATATACGCAAGAGATGAAGTCTTGGATTGAACATCATAACCCAAGTTTTGAGCATGACCCAATATGCTTGACCTGAGTTGCGCGGTATTCAGGAAAGATTCGTTTAGGGCAAAGTTGGCGATTAGCCCATTGTAATGAGTATTGTATGCGAGAATATCCATAACAGTGGACAGCGCCGAGGCCTCAAAGTTATAATCCTCAAATTCAGTTTGGTCTTGGAGGTGGGATATTAACGCCGCTTTGATGTTATCAAAATCTAAAGCAGTTGATGTAATACTTGTTACCATGTTTAGTTTCCTATTATCTTAATCGGGCGAGGCTTGTTTCTAAAGTTACGACTTCAGGAGTATTCACCACCTGAAATACGATTTTCACGGACACATCATTATATTCGGGCATAGATTTTGCTTTGACAGAAACCAACTTAGCCCGAGGTTCATGGTTCTTTATGGTGAATATCACCTGTTCCTCAATTCGTTTCTCGGTGAAGAAGTCTGCTTGGTCAAAGAATAATGCCCTGAGATTTCCTCCATAATGATAAGCGAATGGTTTTTCACCTTTGTTGGTCAATAAAAGATTCTTCACAGCTTGTCGTACTGCCGCAGCATCTACCTTCTTATAGATATCGCCCGAAGGCCTCATAGCCATAAGCGCGTCAATATCGGAATACAACTTATCACGCGAGGTGGATATGGATGTACTCAGGTTGCCGTCTTGATTTGAAAACTTTTTGATTGCCATTGTTCTACACTTTATTGGTTATTTATAAGACTTTTACGCAAAAGGTGTCAATTGAATGAACTCACCTTTGCCTATCTGGTTGCCATTCCAAAGGGTTTCTGATTCCATATCACATCTCAAATCTTGCGCAGCAGTACTGATTTCAGGAGTTGTAATCAATATTTGCGCATTCAAACATCCAGATGGGTCGAGATTATCATAATCTAGGGTCAACTTGTTGTATCTTACCCGTTCCGATAGTTGACTAGCGACCATAAAAGTGCCTGCCACATCTATATTACCATCTAAGCCAATAATTTCATATGCGACGGCTTGCCCCTTGGTTCTCAAATCCAAAAATTCGCCTTCAGTTAGTTCCTCATCAGTTTCGGGTACATATACTCCTTCAACAACTTTCATTGACAACCCATCAAATATGTCCTTATTGTGGAAATAGTTTAGTATGTGTGTTTGTGGTATAAGGTTTAGTTTGATTTGGTCCGTTGTGGTGGTATTTCCATTCACCTCTTGTGGCATCTTCGCATTAGTACTTGGTCCTCCAATGAAATCTTTGGAAGAGAAACTACCGTAATATGAACCCGGAAAACTTGTTGTTCTGCTAATCGTCATTACATCATCCTAAGTTAGGTTTATATGAGCCGATAATCTTGAATGTTGGCGCAGGACTATTATAAGCTTCCTGTATTGAACCCAACCCCTGTTGATTACCAATGAATTTTTGATTGGCCTT